TAAACTTAGAAACCGCAGAAGGACAAAAGCGGGTGCAGGAGATCAATAAACAGATAGACGCTAACAACGCCAAGATAAAAGAAAACAGTTCAGCGCTTGAAAAACAGCGCATGAACATAGGTAATTACACCGGTGCGCTGGACAAATTGGTTCCTGGACTTGGGGCGACAATACAGGGATTTCAAGGGATGACAAAAAGCGCAATGGCGTTTATTGCCACACCAATAGGGGCGGTCATTGCAGCGTTAGGTCTAGCAATTGCAGCACTTACCTCCTATTTTAAAGGATCTGAGGAAGGGCAAACAAAGTTCAACCGATTGATGGATGTAGGGTCAGCGGTCATAGGCAAGTTTTCTGATCTGGTTCAATTCTTAGGAGGAACATTATTTAAAGGACTAGCTAAAGGTTTTGAAACCATTATCGGATTCTTGGATAAGTGGGTTCCTGGATTCCATGAAGCAACAGAAGCACTAAGTAAGTTTTTAAACCTAGATGTAGCCGCTCACATATCCAATTTGGAAGAGGAAAGAGTAGCTCTTAACCGATTACTTATTCCTGTAAGAGGCCGGTTAAAAGCAGAGATTGAGGCGGCTAAACTCAGGGCTGAATCTACAAAAGACGTTAAACTCAGGGGTGAGGCACTGGCAGAAGTTGAAAAGAAAACTAATGAGCTATTCGATAAGGAAGCCAAACTTGCGGCACTGGAAAGAGATATAGCCATTGAGAAGGGTAAGCTATCCAATAACACCATTGAAGATAATGATAAGATAGCTGAGGCTATCGCCAAGGTTGACGACATAGAGCGCCAAAGAGCAGCAGCGCTAAAAGAAAACGCTGCCAAGGTTCTGGCCATCACCGAACAACAGCGGATGGCAACAGAAAAGGAAAGGGACGCTATAGTAGCGGCTAACTTAGCTGAAATACAACGGGAAGCCGATCAGGTTCTTTCAGCAGCAGCCAAAGAGGAACGCCACCAAAGAGAGTTAGAGCAAATTAATGAACGCATCCAAGCTTATGTTTCCGAAGAGGAAATTATGAGACGTAGGATTGAAGCCCTTGACTTGGAGGCTGACTTAGAAGATGAATCCGCAGACGCTAACGCTGATTTGGCAAAAGAGCTTAAGAAACTAGCAGCCATAAGATTAGAGGAAGCAAGAAACGCACAGTTTGCAGATAGTGCAAGAATGCAATCATTATCCATAGCCCAACAAGTAGCTGGTAAATCAAAAGGACTATCAACAGGCATAGCTTTAATATCCACGTATTTTGCAGCACAAAAAGCTTTTGAGTCCCAATTCCTACCCATCCCTGATCCATCCTCTCCTATTCGTGGAGGCATTGCAGCGGCCATAGCGGTAGCGAGTGGACTTGCAAGGGTAGCACAGATCAATAATATCGGCTTTGCTTCCGGTGGATTCACTGGAGATGGTTACGGTATGCGTGACAGTTCAGGATTTAAACCCGCTGGAATTGTCCATGAAGGTGAATGGGTAGCTCCTAAATGGATGGTAAACAAATACGCAAACAGTTTTATGTCTTTAGAAAACCAACGAATGAAGGGTTACGCCTCAGGCGGTTTCGTTGACTTTGAAACCAGACAAGCAGCGGGAACATTTAACCCAACACAACAGCCGCAAGTTGTGCCGGTTCTTGTATTAGAAGATTTTGAATATAAGAGTAACATAAAAAATGAAACACTAGCAAAGGCGCAAATACTATGACCAAACCACTGAGGGAGTATATCGAGACGGGGGAGCTACACGATTTAGCAAATAAGGGTTTGTTATCAATTCACGTTCTAACCAAAGTATACCTATGGGAACGGGTACAAACAATCATAGACGAAAATCCCACACAGGTAAAGATGAGAGCAATAGAAGATGTAGCCCTTGAATGCAAGTGTGATGAATCCACTGTGCTTAGGGCTTACAACTTTGTTTCAAAAATTGTCTAGCCAGTAACTGCCTATTTGTCAATTAGTTGCAATTAGTTGCAATAGAAACCCATCCATAACACGGGAATTTTACACCCGTGAGCGAAGCTAACATTTACATAAGTGGCCCGATTGGTAATATCGAAATGGAGGGACGGCCAATCAAAGGCGTAATGCTTATTGATGTGATTGGTCATGTCAAAGCATCTCCAGACGCTAAATCGTTTCTGGTTCATATCGACAGCCCAGGTGGGTCAGTCGAAGATGGCGACCAAATTTATGAATACTTACAATCACTCAAGAAAATCGGCCCCGTTAACACCATCACAGCGGGTAACGTTGGGTCAATTGCTACTAAGATATTCTTAGCGGGGGATAAAAGGTTCATTCACGAAAATCATAAGTTTTTCATTCACAACCCTTGGACAAGTGGCCCCGGTGATGCGAAGCAAAAACTTATAGAGGCCGAAGCCCTCAAACAAACAGAAAATCAATTACGAGCATTTTACGAGCAAGCTACCAAGATTGATGCGGTAGGTCTTGCCTCTTTAATGGATAACGAAACCGAGATGACAGCCGATCAGGCGGTTCAGCTAGGGTTCGCAACCGAGAAAGTAAAGGCCACAGTTAAGGCAATGGCATTCATAACCAAAACAAACATGACAGATAACAACAAAGTTCTAGCGGCTATAGAGAAAGTAACCGCAATGATTGAGAAGGCTTTCACACCCTCACCATCCCCAACACAGGTTAAAAGCTTGGTATTGGAATTACAGGGTGGAGGAAGCGTATTCGCAGAAACAGAAGATGCATCAGCCCTTGAAGGCGTTGCAGTATTTCAGGTAGACGAGCAAGGAAATGCAACAGCAAATCCCGCTCCTGATGGTGACCATCAATTATCAGACGGCCGGGTGCTCACAGTACAAGGTGGCAAGGTTACCGCAGTGGGAGCAGCTCCAGCGGCTTCCCCCGATGCAGCCATAGCAGAAAAGCTAGGTGCTCTTACATCATTGGTTGAAAAAGCAATTGCAGCCAACGCATTGAAGCAACCAACATCTGACCCAAAGATTGTAGCTCTTGAAAAAGAACTAGTAGAAATCAAAAATCAAATGTCAAGTGTAAAAGTTCCGGTCAGTGGTTTAGCTGGTTATGTGAACGTATCCCCAACAAAGAAAAGTCCAGTACAGGCATACTTGGAAAAAGCCAAATAAAAACATTAAACAAAGAAAACAATGCCAAATCCAACAATAAGCACCAACTACGCAGGAGTAACCACTAAGGACGTCCTGCAAACCCTTGTACTAGGTAACGAAGCTTTCGAGCAACAGTCGTTCATGGTACACGAAGATATTGATGATAAAGGTCTGGAGTTAGCCCTTTTGAATGTTGACAGCAACATCATACAGGCTTATAGCTCTATGCCATCGACACCATCGAATGCTTCAAGCTTCACTAACAGAACTTTGGTTCCTACTAAACTCCAAATTTACGACCATATCAATCCAATGGCGTTCCAGGCTTACTGGAAAGAGTTTCAGAAAGAAGGGCCATTGGCCGACAAGGTTTTAAACCCGCAAATTCAGGCGGCTCTTATGGATGCTTACGCAAAGAGAGCGGCCAACCAATTAGGCGCTTTGATCTGGCAAGGGAACACATCATTAACAACCTACTTAAAGTGGATTGATGGTATCGTAACTAAAGCAGTAGCAGCAGCGGTAGTAGGCCCAACCCCAGCTGGTAACCTTACAAGCTCTAACGTGATTGCAACGCTTGAAGCAATGGAAGCTTTAATCCCTACTACTCTTTACGCTGATAGCAATATGGTGTTCCACATGAGCACCAGAGATTTTAGATACTATCAGACAGCGGTAAGAGCATTGACCTACAAAGGACAAGGCCCAGCAGAAGCGGTTCCAGCATTGTTTAACGGTCGTAAGATCAAACACTATAGCGGGTTCCCCAACAACTACATTTTGGCTGCAAAGGCTTCTGCAAGTATTGATTCCTCACTTCACGCAGGGGTTAACGCTTCAAATGATCCTGAAAATATTCAGATCGAGAAGTGGAGACCAGAGGGAGACATTTACTTCTTAAAGGCAACTTTCAGCCTTGCGGTAAACTTCCCGTTCGCCTCTGAAATGGTTCTTTACAAACCATCTTAATAAGTATTCAACCATTAACCATAATATAACATGGCAACAGTAACAGTATCAAGATTTTCAAACGCACTAGAGGAAAATAGCTTTGACGGCAAAGGGATCAAGGCATTTGAGCAAGCTTACGCAGCCACCAGTGCCCTAACATTGGTAGACGCTTTCGAACAGCACGTTTGCTATGCTCAACTGACCGGAGCAATGACAATCAACGCAACCGTATCTGCTTTAAAGCAATTCTCTAAAGTATACATCCATCTGGGAACAGATGGAACGCAAAGAATTGTAACGCTCGGAACAGGGTTTCAGGCATCCGGAACGGTAACTATCCCAGCTAATAAAAGCGCAATTCTTCAAGGCGTATTCAATGGAACAACCATTGATATAGTGTCACGAGAAATCCACGCCTAAGATATGAGCGCTTGCAACGAAATAACAATCGGATACGCTCATAATTGCTTAGACCCCTTTCAAGGTGGCATAGGTGGTGATAGTCGGTTAATTCTAATCAACAAAGAAGATTTAAGCTCTTACACAGAGTCAGGGTCTACTGATGGATTAATTACCGCACTCACACTAAAGGCCAATAAGTCAGCCTACGCATTTGAGGGTATCAGGGATTCACTTAAACCAAGTCACGACATGGTATTGAGTGCGTCAGGACAGCCGATGTATAAGCATCGTGCGCAATGGTTCCTTTATGCTTACGATCAGGCACAGAAGAACAATATTGAAAAGATGGTAAGGGGTCGGTTCATTGCGATCTACCAGAACGCAAAACAAGACGCTAACGCTTTTGAGATTTTAGGTCTAAACGTAGGATTGCAGGTAACCCCTCAGAAGCTAAGAGATTTAGCCGAGAACGGAGGCGCTTACTCAATCTTGTTGGAAACGCCAGAAGCGGAGCCGGAGACTAAACTTCCTCAAACCTTCTTGTCAACTGACTTTGCAACTTCATTAACAGCGCTTAACGCACTGTTAAATTTGCCTAGCATCAACAACGTGTCTCCTGTAGGGGCAGGCACAGCGGGAGGTACAGCAATGACTATCCAGGGAGATAACTTCTTTGGGGGTACAGGAGCGGCAGATTCAGCTGTGGTTTGGGTTAAGGTTGCGGACTCTTCCGAGACTAGCCAGGGCAGCTTAACGGTAACAGACACTCAGATTACATTTAGCTCTGTGGCACTTACAGCGGCTACTTACAAGCTAAAGGTAACAACTTCTAAAGGATCAGTAACATCACTTGGAATCGTAACTGTCAGCTAATGAATGTAGAATTTAAAGGGGATCACGCTAAGATAAAAATTCAAGGGCGTGATCCTATTACAAGAGAAAACCTAACCTATGAGAAATACTTATGGTTAGTAGGTCTTGATCCACGCTATGAGGCATTTTTTGAAGTAACACCTGATAAACAACAAACAAAAGATGAAAAAGTACATACCAAGAAATCCAAGGGTAACGATCTGGAGTCTAAATGAGGGCGGAAAACTTCAACACGTTGAGGTAGTAGACAAGGAGGAGTTTAAAGACAAACACGCTGAACAAATTTTAGCATTCTTCGACCAACTCAAAAAACAAGACCCTTCATTTAACAAGACCAAAGCCATTGACTCAACATTCATTATCGTTGATGACGAAGGTCAACAATCCATTGTTCCGGCTGATGATAAGGAGCCATCCAATGAAGATAAGGAGATGAAGCAAGATGTAATTGCTGACCTGTTGCCAGAACAACCAAAGAAGAAAAGAAAATCCAAATCTTTAACAAAAAGTGAATGATCTATGGGTATACAAGGGAGCCGATAATTAAACGTATCCCTGTAGTTGTTGATAAGACTGACAACATACAGAGGTACGATGCGGACAACCTATACCCTCAAAGAGTTGAAGAAATTTACAAGCGATCTTACACAACTAAACGGTGTGTAAACAAGCTTGCTGAATTTACCGATGGCGAGGGTTTCTTAAATCCTGAACTTGGTAAAATTGTCATCTACGACAGGCATAATCAGAAGATAACACTTGCTAAGGCGCTTAAATCAATAGCTTTTGAAAAGTCTTTATTCAGTGGGTTTGCCTTTCACATAGGGTACAACCTCAACTATAGGATAAGCTCTATTAAGACTATCCCTTTTAAGTTCTGTAGGTACTCTTTACCCTCCGATGAGTTGGGAAATGTGGCTGAAATAGCTTACTCAACAAACTGGGAGGCTGATATGTATAAAGATGTTAGCAGGGTGAAAACCATTGACTTTTACCCTGTTTACAACCCAAATCCTGAGGCAATCAAAGAACAAATCAACGCATACGGTGGTGTGTATAACTACCCAGGGCAAATCCTTTACTGGACTCCTGAGTTTGGGCAATACCCCGAATGCCCGTTTGACGCTGTACTAGATCAGGGTCAAATACAGGCCGACACTTCTATTTATGAGCTGTCAGAAATTCAAAACGGATTCAGAGCGGGGCATATTGTAAACTATCCAGGCAAGTTTGAGGATGGTGATCAGAAAAGACAAGTAAAGAAAGAGTTTGACCAATTCAAGGGTCCAAACGGGGCGGGTTTCATGGTAGTCGAGAATCCAGACGCAATAGACCTTAGAAATTTAGTTGTATCTGTAGAACAGCCGGACGTTCACGCAAAACTAGAAGGAATAGCCAAGCGCAACCGTGATGGTATTACTCAGGCTTTCGGGTTTCCTCCTGGCATCATGGGTATTCTTCCAGAATCAGGGATGTTCAATCAGCAGCAGATTGAAGAAGAATACAAGTATGTAAATGCATTTACAAGAGGTCATAGGGATGAGCTACAAGAGGTAATAGCAGAATTAATGTCTCACTGGTGGCAACCTATAGAGGGTGATTTTGCTATCTCTGAGCAGCAGTATATCAAAGTAACACCAACGGCAGCACCCGCAACACCAGGACAATCAGCGGCCCCAGGTGCGCAGACTGAACCATCTGAACAAGCAGCCATTGAGCCAGTAGCGGTTAACGAGCATTTGAAAAACATGACCGCTAAACAACAGCAGCAGTTTAACAGGATCATTCGACAATACACAAAGGATGAATTAACAGAAATGCAAGCTAGGATATTACTCAAGGCTTCATTTGGGTTAACAGACGATGACATTAACAGTATTCTAGGGATTGATATAGCAGCGTAATGGCAGATAAATTACTCATATCGGTTTCAGACATAAAGAAGTATAAGGCAATAGCTGACCTTCATCCTGATAGGATTGATCCATACATAAGGGAAGTTCAGGTAATAAACTTACGCCCATTACTTAATGATGCGTTATACTATGATTTTCTAAATAAGTACGATGATTCAGGGGATGATATGTATACTAATTATCAAAAATTATTAAATGGTGACACCTACACGTATTCAGGCCAAACAGTGGAATACTTAGGGTTAAAACCTATGCTGGTCTACTATACCCTTGCGAGGTTTGTTGTTAACAATCAGGTGAACTTAACAGGGTATGGAGTCGTGTACAAGCGGTCAGACGAAAGCGATCGCTTGGACGCTGACTCTATAGGTATGCTAAGACAGCAGTTCAGAGAAATAGCGCTTTCTTATCAGAATGACGTAACGCAATACCTGACAGAGAAGTCAACAACATTTCCACTTTACGGGACACTAGCACAAACACCAACCAAAACAGGACTATCATTTTTTAAAGGGTAAAATATGGCAACAACAATTCAAATAGGGGAAGAGGTAACTGTAGGCACTACAGCGGTCGAATATGTGATTGACGAGACAACCGCAACCATCACAAAGCCAACAGCAGACTTACCAGTGAGGACAAAATCTGATAACTCAGGGACTATCCAGTTTTCTGTAGGCGCAACTCCTGGTTCTGGACAGGAAGCAGTAGCAGCCGACAAAACAAGGCTTATTGTAGGCGTTCAAAACGGTTATAAAAACCTATGGGCTAAAGGGTCAGCAGCAGGTCAGAAATTTATAGTCGCTTAAATGCTATGGCTGGCATTACCTTTGATCCTGCAAAAAAACTATCTATTTACTTTCGTGTTGCGAGAGACGGGAGCAAAACGCTCACTTTTGTAGACCCTTCAGCGGTTAATTATGATATTTCAGGGTTTACTTTTGCGTTTACTGTTTACGATCGTGTGGGCGGTAACTCTGTCCTCTCTTTAACTGAAGGATCAGGATTAAGTAAGCCGGATAACTACTCCTTGACTATTGATGTAACCGATACACAAACTACACTCAGGCCAAATAAATATTTCTATATTCTAAACAGAACTGATTCAGGATCACTTGTTAAAACATGGCTCAATGGTGATTGTTTTATACATGAGGGGGAATTTGATGGACTAACCGAAACAACTTCTCTAGTAATTGATGAAAGCGGGACAGCGGTAACAGTTACAGTTAATGATGTTTCAAGTTCAGTTGAGGCGGTCGTTTTAACTGATGGCGCAACAATAGATTTAACATCCACAAAGCACACACTCACAACGGCAAGAAGTGCAATAACTTTTACAAGGTCTTTTTTAGGTGATGATATTATTTTAGAAATAATCCTTAACGCCACAGCCTTAACACTAACATTCCCGTCCGGCTATTTGTGTTTAAGCGAAGGAACGGCAAGCGGAGATAATACTTGTAGTCTATCAGGAACTAGTGGAGACAAATATGTTTTGGCCATCGTTAAGATTGGCTCTAACAATTACGTTTCATGTAAAAATATGGGACAATGATGAACACAGCAAAGAAATGGTTTTTATTGAATAGTGGAGGGGGAGGGGGAGTACAGGCTTTTGATTCTCCAGCACCTTTGAGGGCTATGGTGATGGCAAGCGACAACATTGATTTACAATGGGCTGACATACTTCAAGATAATTCTAAACTTTATCGTAATACAGTTGATAATTTCAGTACTGCTACTAAGATATACGATGGAGCAAGCAATGAATTTAGCGACACGGGGTTGACTGCTGGCACGCTTTATTATTACTATTTAGTTGTAAGTCTTGCAGGGCTAAAGAGCACTGTTATTTCATCATCGGCTACAACATTCACATGGAAACCTTCTTATTTATATGAGGCCGCTGGGTTGAAATTAAACGGAACAGATAAATGGGGAGATGTGGCAGATAATTTCATAGATAAGTGGAAGGATGTGTTTGGTGCTGGGCCAGACTTTGTTGTTCCAACACCTACAAATCCAGCCCGTGGCTTCTTCGATGCAGTAACAGTGCCTATAATTAGGTATCAATCAACTAATTATTTCACATTTTCGATGCCATTTGCTTCTGATACGGATTTCACTATTGCGTTTGAAATACTTAACAGCAATGAAGGGGGTGAGAAACCCTTTATTGCGGATAGTGTTGGTGGGGATTACATAGGGATTAACACAACGAATGCATATATACAAGTTAAGATAGGGGGAGTAAGAAAAGATTATTCTGTAGGGACGTTACCAATTGGTATAATAAGAATTAAAGTGTCGAGGAACGGGGCTGTTGGCTCTGTACAGATCAATGATCAAACGCCCGTTACTGCTGTTATGTCAACATCTGCATTTACATTTGATACTTGTTTGAGCAATAGAACATCTGGTTTTAACGGCCCTAAACTCTCTGCCTTAATTATTGATGTTAGCTCAGAAAGAACATCGACTGAAACCAATCAATACTTTGATAGGCTTAAAATGCCTGATTACATACCAGATGCATTTACTTCAACCACTCCGATATTCGATGGCGTGTGGGAAGATTTGGTTGATGGGAGAACCACAGATTCAGCCTCTTTGGCAAACAATGGGACTCCTAACGGGATTAAGATGGTGTCCATAAATGGTTATACCGTTGCTTTAAGTAAAAAACCAGAAAATAGTCCAACTTATAGCGATCAAATACTTAGAATAATAGAAGACAGTACTGGTAAGATAACTCCGGGTACAGCTATACCTCATTTAGTTGATAGTAACGATGCCCATAACGCACAATCTTTATTTCTTTACGACAATACTGTGTTACTCGTTGGTAGAGATGTGTGGTATGGACTAGTAGCATCACAGAATAATTTAATGGTTCGTTCTTTTGGTAAGAACTTTAACATCAAAAAGGTATACACCAGAAAAACCACAAAAGGAATTGCTATTCCATTAGATAATCAAGCGGGATATGATCAATGTGGTATGCTTGGTAATATTGTTTATGATGTTGTGCAAAGAGCAACATCTAGTGGAAAAACAATTACTATAAATACATCCATTGACGGATTAAACACTTTCAATAGGCAACGTCTTATTGAAGGACTAGGTTCGGACTGGGTGTATCACATGGTCATATATTCTGAATCTGAGGTATTTATTTTGTGGGTACACTCATATTTCACTGATAGCACGTATCGTGCTTGGGGAATCCTTAGAACAACTGATTTTAACACCTATTATAATTGGGAGAAAACCAACTCATTTACAGTTGCCTCGGCTCCAATTTCAATGGCTACAGCTGTTTCAGATTATTCATTGAAAGACGTAAGTGCTGCTACAGTTAAAAACTCACCTGTAACAAATGCATTTATCACACAATCTGGATTTTTATACGGAGGGTGTGGAAATGGTGAGAATACGGCATGGCAACTATTTTATGGAGCAGACAAAGCTACACTAACATTTAATACTTTGGATTTTGGCGCTTACACCGTTAAACTTCCACCAGTAGTAGGCACGGACTATAATAGAACCTACATACAGATTTATAGAACGGGTGCGGATGCTTACGATATTTATGCCCTTGTGGATAATTCAGGGGCTTATAGAATAGCCAAATTTACCACCACGGATGCAGGCGCAACAACTCTACTTTTTGATAGTTACATAAGTGCAGACGATGGCCGTAAATACTGGAATATACAAAGACTGCATAATTATGAATATACTTCTAGTGGTTATTGTATGGCTACATCGGTAGCAGCAGATGGACTAACAGCAGAACCTTTTTACTTTCAAGTAAAATGACACACGAAAGCCCAACAACTAAGATATGACCACTAAAGAGGCAAAGAGTTGGATAGATAGCTTAACACCTGGTAACTGGATAACCATTGTTATTGTAATAAGCGGGTTGATTGGAAACTATGCGGTCAGTGCTTACCAAACAGCAGAAGCGGACATGGTTGGAAAAAATAACTCAGAGGAAATTCAAGACTTACGCAGTGACTACAAGGTAATAATAGAGCGATTGAACCAACAGAAGGAAACCAGCACACGAATAGAGAAGAAGTTGGATCAGATAATAATGGAAAGATGACAAAGCTATTAAAGAAATTCTGGCCAGATGAACCACATGAATACGCCTACATAGGGTCAGCAGTTGGCAGACTTGGAACAGCAATGGCAGGAGTTGGGGCATTGAAAGATAACCTAACATGGACTTTAATATCTCTGTTTATTAGTTGGATTGGATTTGAAGTAAACGGATACTTTAAACTCCATAAAGAGGAGGAGGATAAACCAGAACCTTAAAATATGACAAAGAGTGATTTAGTAAGAAAGTTTATTACTGAGAATCCAAAAGTCAAACACAAGAAAGATATAGCCAGACAACTTTGTGAAATACACCCAAAGGAATTTAAAACAGTTGAAAACGCAAGGGCTTTAGTAAGGATTGTTACCGGATCAAGTGGTGAGGCTATAAGGAAAGGGATTAAAAATCCAAAACTTACAAAGTTCTTTTACAATGGTTTCGAGACTTGGGCATACGAAAACCTAAACACAGAATTAGCCCCTTGGGATGAGCCGTTTATCATCCCACAATCAATCAAAAAACTTAACATAATAGCAGACCTTCACAGTGTCCACATGGATCCGAAGGTGATGCAACGATTCTTAAAGGACACCAAAGACAAAGAGGCGGTTTTGCTTAATGGCGATCTGATGGATTCGGAAAGCCTAAGCCGCCATCTTAAAGGACACAACGTAATTGAGTACGAAAAGGAATTAGAAATTTGCCACCAGATATTAAAAGGACTTAAAGAAGAATTTAACCACGTTTATTTCAAACACGGCAACCACGATTTTTGGCTTGAGCGATACCTATTAATGAACGCAAGGGAAGTGTTCAGATCTTTAGGTATAGACTTGAACTCATTGCTTAGGTGTGGAGAATTAGGGGTACATACTATACATAATCTAAAATACATTCAGTATGGGGATTTAGACATAGCACATGGGCATGAATTTCCAGGCTTTGGAAACGGTAAGTTTCCAGCAACAGGACTACTAGATAAGTGGCAGACCTTTAAACACAGATACGATGTTAAGATACTTTGCGCTCATTCTCATAGAACTGACCATGCAATAAGTAAGAAAAGCAAAACAGGAGAGTTTGGTGAGGCATGGGCTATTCCTGCATTCTGTAGAAAAAGTGCAGGATATGCTCCATACGCTGGATGGGATAATGGTTGGGCGGTAGCCAAGTGTATAGACGGTGTTACAGAAGTTAAAGTAATAACGATATGAAGCCTTACCTAATTAAATGGATAGACATAAGCCACGATCCAGGCTGGCACGATCAGGATGAGATGGATGAGTACGTTACCAATAAGAAAGAAAATACGGTTATGCAGATAGGTTTTCTTTATGATGACTCCGAGAATGAGATTATATTTGTTGACAGCTGGATTGGAGATGGAGACGTTATTCAATACGGAGTAATTCATAAGATACCAAGAGGCTGTATTATAGAAATGAAAGAACTGAAATGAGAGATAAATGGCTAGGCTTTGTTTTGTTGCTGCTATTGGCGTTAGTGTTGTTCTCCATCATTGCACCCCCTACCAACACAGGAAGAATCACCGAGTACCAAGAGCGTGAAATCCTACTAAAGAACCAGATACAGCGCCAAGGAGTACAGATAAAGAGGCTGAAGAGCAGAGATTCCGTGATGAGTGTACATTACAGGAGCCTACAGGATTCAGCTAAGGTTATAAGAGATACCGTTCAGGTTATTAAGATAGTCTATAAGAAGGCCGTAGAGGCCACAGACTTGCGACCTGACAGCACCAATTTATTAAATGAGGTATTTTTAAGCCGCAAATTAATAACGTCTCAGGAGGCTCATATTAACGCCTTATTGACTCTTAACTCAGAAGCAGATAAACTACTAGCCTTTAAAAATGAAATAATAGCGGCTCAGGAATTACAGATGGTAGACTGGGAGGCCAGATTTAACAACATAATCACCGTGAAAAATGCGGAGATAAAACAGGAGAAAAAAAGAGGTAATAAGAAGTTCATAAAAGGAGCCATTATAGGAGCTATTATTGCGCTGTTAATCGGCTGAGTGTGTTATATTCCTTTATTATGTGCAATATTGCTCCTCTGAACAAGCCACGCCAGCGGAGCTACGCACATCCTCCCCCCGCATGTGGCTTGCCCCAACGCTCCCGCAATACAGCACATAACAACGTGTATGAGTAATAAAATTTGCGTCATAGTTCAGTGCTTTGAAGTTCGTTCAGTGAAAGGGCATTTGATTTTAAAACCCCACCGCACTCAGTTACACAATAGGGGTTCATTATTAAAACACTTTCACAGTCCCACCCATACAAGTCCATTGGTTGTGATAAATGTGTTTCTCGTTGTCCGACTTCCGTTAACCAGATTGCGTCATACGTTGTTGCTAATAATTCAAAATCTAAATAGTGTTTCTTATAGTTGTACGCCAACTCAAACACGTTTTTAGGGAGTATTTCAAGGTCACATAGACCATTGATTACAAGTATCTTGGCATCTTGGTTAAAAACCAATCTAAAACTATTTGATTCGCTACACTCCCTAAAATTTTCCATCTCACACCAATCCTTCCATCCCCAATGAGAGTCAACCGGAGATGTCCAAAGACCTCCTTTAGGCTTAACCCACCTTTCATTAACAATTTTACCAACCAATTCAGGTTTGTAATTTGTGGAGCCGTAATGAATTAATTGCCGCCCCTTCGTTTTAAATTCAAATGCCAGTGTGTGTTCCATATTATAGTTTAGTGTTCGCAAATTTTACTACTCATACACTTGATACATTGTGGGTTCATATTGCTGCCATCAATTTGCAAAAGGCTCGGAGAGCTAATCTTTTGCAACCCACCGCACACGCAATACGCCCCACAATACCATATAAAGCGAATTTTGCTCAGGTTCATTCAACTTTTCAAATATGGCGTAATAAATTCCCTCTCGCTGAACGACTTGCTGTTTAGCCTTCTCCTACAAGATTTGCAAGAATGTCCTAAAGGCACATTAAATGAGGCTCTGTAGTTGTCAAACTTTCGCCCACATACAGGGTGCGTAAGTCCCCCGTCTATTTCAAATGCGAGATGTAATTTATTCCCGCCCTTGTGTTGGATATATCTCATAATTGTTATTTTAAATTAGTTCATCATTTCGCAAAACATCGCTTTATATGCTCGGCATTATCGCCAATGCCGCTTCCCAATCAGCGCAAGGCAACGGAATGCTAATCTTGCGCTGACCCACCCGCACGCGGACACAGGCGATAATAGCTCCTATATGTAACGCTCGATAGCTTTTCATTGAACGTTTTGAGTATCAAATTTTTTTCCTACCGCACATAATCAATTTAAGTAATTCGGAAT